GCACCTATTTGACCTGTTTTGAGTAACCATTCAGTCTTGGTTCTCATCATCTTGATTTCTTCCATTCCATAATCTCTTCTACGCGTAGCATTATCTAATTCTAATTTAGCTATACGCTGAAGTTCTTTTCTATTCTTGTCTCCTTCTTTTCCAGTGTCCCACATTACATCTGACAATTTACCCATGTCAAATTTACCAATTTCTCTTTGAGCCTTTTCTAAATCTTCATGGTCGAATAATTTAATAAAAAGGTCTGGAGAACGCTGTTTAACATGAGCAGCAAAATCTTGAAAAGCTCTTTTTCCTGCTTTAAAAGTATTCTCTAATTGTTTAGTGGTCTTTGCTGTACCCAATGCTTTTTGTGTTTTTACAAAAGCTTTTTGTGTTTTACCAGCCACCATTTTAGCTCCCATATTAGTTTTGTTCATAGAGGCTTCAAACTTCTTTTGCCCCTGTAACATCTGGGATTGTAAATTTTTACGATGGTTTTCTATCTTACTTCGTACAGCATTTAATTCAGTTTCAGTTTGTTTAGTACGTTTTTTAGCTTGCTGGACCTGCATGCTATTCATCTTTTTATATAGAGCTGCGGCTCCTGCGCCAATTATTTGACTTGCTTGGCCCATGGCTTGTTTTGAAGGCATAGCTAAACCAATAGCTACCCTTGCTGCAAATACTTGTCCAGCGAAACCCATTAGTGCTCCTTATCCTAATCCACTAAAACTTACTTGTCGCTTCTTTCCTATCATTTCGTCATACTTGGCACGTTTTTCTAAATATCTGTGCCATGTTTGTCTTATCTCTGGCTTATTTTTAGACAATGACGCTACATCATTGTCAGTATATCCATCCATTGCATGTAACATCTCATGTTCATTAAGGGCTGCAAGCAGTCCTTTCAATTCAATACGAGGTGTTTTCTTTATATCTTCCCAACTCATATGAAGGTGCTTCATAAGTGGGATGTATATCAATACCGCATCAGGCGATTCCGTCATCAGATGGTAAAATTTTCAGACTCAGAGCTCTCTACACCCATTATATGATTTGAAATCTTATATCTCAATGATGTGGGTAACATCCCCCAGTTTTCTGCCATTATACTAGCGTTTGCTGGTTGTTTCTTATTAGCTTTTTCAATCATAGCTACAATACGTTGGTTTCCAATTTTAGAATAGTGGGCCATTTTCTCATCATCATCAGCATCTTCAGGGATTGCTCCCATCTTTGGCTCTTCTTCTTCCACTAATTCGCAAAAATGAAAATCAAAGTCTTTCCCTCTATAATCTACACTTGCGTTCTGCACTTCATCAGTCAGTGCAATCAATTCTTCTATGCTCCATGCCGTTTGTTTTTCTTCTTTTGTCATTTAAATCAATTCCTTTGTTTTTTAGAAGGGGAGGTCAATCCTCCCCCTCAGACTACTTACCTATCTATAGGCCTGTAGTAGTTGCTGTAGTGGTAGCTGTAGCAGCGAGTAATGGAGTTACATATGTCATAAACTCCAATGTTTCTTCTGCTGTACCATCAACATTTAGTGTAACTGAGTGACCTTGTACACAACAATTTGGAATAGAGAAAACTTCTACACCGTTTTTCAATTCCAAAAATAATCTATAACCGTGAGTTGCAGTTGGTTCTTCTAAACCGTCCCATGGGTCGGCTGAACCACTTATACCCCAGCGGTATCCGTTGTTATATACTAAATCCCAGCTCAAATCTATTTTCTTTCGAGTGAGTGTTACAGTTGTCTCTTTCTTTGCTTCGACTTTCTGAACAGAACGTAGACCGAAATAGGTAACGTCCTCGTCGACTGCTCCAATAGACAAATCACAACCAGTCAAATCTACAACTAAATTACCGAAAAGGTCGTGAGTACCTGCGGTTACAATACCAGAAGCAAGTGCTTCTGCAAATGTAGTGTATCCTGCTGCACCAGTTCCTACTGTGGAAGCAGTTGTTCCACTAAAGTGTAAACCTAATGTAGATTCTGTTGTGATGTAAGCATTCATATCTCTTCCTAAAAAGTAAGTCATATTATCACCAATCTCCTGCCACTAAGTCTGCATTATCGAATGTGTTAGAACCTGTAGTTAACGTTGGCATTATTGTAGATGCGAATTCGAGGGTTTCCTCGGCTGCACCATCTGCATTTAATGTCATCGTATGACCTGTCCATTCACACCCTCTTAGGGCGTAAACTGGTCCTGCTGCTGCATTCTTAAGTCTTACATGAACTCTGTAGCCGTAAGGCCTGTTGCTTGCTGTTTGTCCCTTTGTAAATTTAGGGTTGCTTCTACCGTCATTAATATTCCATGCTGAAGTACCATCCCAGATAACTCCGAATCTTGCTCCCATTCTTGCAGCATCTGCATTACTTCCATAGAAAGTAGACGTAGCGCTTGGTCCATTGAATAGAATATCGAAGTTGTCATTTGTCTTCTTCTTGGTTATTGTAACGGTATTTTCTTCTCTTAACTGAACTTTGTGGGTGCTTGTTTGACCGAAGAATGGACCAACATCTTCATCTGAAACACCTATACTGACATCAACGCCAGTTACGTCTGAAAGTAATCCTCCACTAATAGAAGCCCCATTCTCCATTGACGGGAATACAGCGCTGCCTGTAGCAACAACCTTGGCTTCTCTGGATGTAATCCCTACAGAACTATCATCGCTCTGTGAGGATTCCGTGGTGACGAATACTTCAACGTCTCTTCCTAGGAAATATACCATACTATCTTTTCTCCTTTATTTGTCTAGACAACATTGCGAACATTTCACTCGACTATTTTTATATACTCAAGTCTAGTATATAAAGCTTATGCTCCTTCGTACTATTTTTAAGCACCAACTTCCTTATATTTTCGACCTGCGGCTCCACCTGCACCAGCTCTACCAGCCCTAATGAATGGAAGTGTCCACTGTAAAACCTCTTGTCTTCCACTTGATGTCTGGTTAGCCCAAGGACTATTATCTTCAAAAAACTTTCTATTTCCTTCCCATTTATTGGCTTCAGAACGAGTCTTCCAATGTTGTTCTCCAGCAGACATTTTCTTTTTCATATTTGCCATAAAATCTCCACTACCCCCCATATTTTCCTTAATATTGGCCATAATCTTAGCATTAAGTGCAGCAATTATATCTCTATTACCCTTTACACCTACTTCTACATGAGGAGCTATACTCGTAAGTTCTCTTAATAACATGTCTCCTTCTAATTGTTTTCCTAATAATTTATCAATGGCTGCATTTCTATAATATTCATCCATCATTTGTTGTCTTAATCGATTATCTCTATAATCTTGCCATTTAGTATCATTAGCAAACATTGCACTACCTACTAAATCTATAAAGAATCTATTACCATCACGCATTGCGAGAGTTACTGGGTCAGAAAATGTAGCTCCTCCTTGGTCAATAACCCAATTCCATGAAACTAAATATTCTTTATTTTGTTTGGCTACATAAAAGGGGGCTACAAATTCAAAACCAGTTCCTTCTCCACCCATCATCATAGCGTCTATTAAACGTACAGCAGTTTGTCTAGCCTGAAATGTTGCTCCCATATCTACATTAGCACCAAATCCATCCTTTCCTTCCTTTACACCCTCCATTTCTAATTGACCTGCTACTATATTCATTCTTTGTGCTATATCTCTAGTTTCAAATCCTAATTCTTCAAATGCATTATTAATCATATCTGCTTGTAGTTGATTGAAATCTGTAATAATTTTTACAGCAGTTTTAACATCTGGAACTGTGGTTTTAAATCCTTCCGCTGCAAAAGCGGCTGAATATCCTCCTTTTTTGTAAAGACTAGCAGCAGTAACTTCAACACCTACTGATGAATTTTGTTCTAATTGTACTAATTTCTTTAAATCTCTACCAGCTGCATTATCTAATGACCTTAAAGTATAAACCAAATCACCTTCAGCTCCTTGTGTTGATATATCAACATTCTGACGATTACCTTTTGAAAATGTTCTAGCATATTCTTTAGGTAAAGCACCTACCTTACTACCCTTTAAGAACTGTTGGTTTTTGTTTAAATCTCGTTCACCCCATTTTCTCATTAATTCTGGATTATCTATACCTATCCTAGCTGCTTCTCCGTCCTCTGTTAATTTATTACATAAAATACCTATACCCAATTCTTCTGGAGATTCACCACCGTAATTTACTCCTTCAGTTACAGGATTTTTATTTATTGTGGGGTCTGATTCAGCATCTGCATAAATTTCAGAGATATCATCAAGTATAGATTCTTGGAAGGCTTTAGATGCTTGCGCTAAGAATCCTCTACTAGGTAACCATGCAGGATTACTACCAAATGTTTTACCTGTACCTCCTACTAATTTACTTAGAGGGGCTTTAAATGGTAATTCTCTCCATAAATCTTTAGGACCATCTGAGGTAGGATAATCCAACATACTTTCTGGTTGAGTTAAATTTCTATCATTAACAGAGAGTTTTTCGAGTAACTCATGTAAATTATCAAATTTATCTAAGCCACCAAAAGTTTCAGCAGATTCTCTCCAGTTATTAGGTTTAATAACACCTCCTTTTGAACCAGTTCCTGCTACAGTCATCTTACCTATTGTTTTACTCATAGCATCCCAAGTTCTGCTTGCCCTAAAAGCAAACGGTTGTTTAGCACCAGCCTGAGGATGTAAACTACGCAAGTTAACTAACCATGAAGCAACATTACCTCCATATAACCAATGAACATAAGGTAATAATACATCTGTAACATAACCTTCTCGCCCTTCTCCTGCGTTAACAGAACTATCTTTCTTTAAAAAATCAAAAGCTTCAGTTCCACCTATAGAAGGACCCCATTCTAAATAACTATCATCACCTTCGGAAAATACAGATGTACCGGGATTCTCAGAGAAAATATAATCTGATGCCTTATTAAACTGTTCAATTTTACTTTGTGCCATAAAGGGTACATATCCCATCATCACCTGTCTATAAACATTCTGTCCTTGACCACGTTGAAACTTATTAGGTAATGTCCACTTAGCCATGCTTATCTAAAATTCTCGAAACTAACACCCATCGTAGCAGTAGCTCCCCATAGTTCTAAATCAGCATTATAAGCTACATCAGAAAAACCATTATAATTTCTTTCTATAATTTGTACCTTAGTAGCATCAAAAGATAAATCCATGAGACTATTTGCCACATTGAGCATAGCCCAATTTAATAACCTCCTTTGTTTATATACTTCTGTAGAACTACCACCATCGGGGGTGATACTCTTAGAAGAAGTTTTATCTACTATAACGTGAAATCTAAACGCAAGGCCATATATCTCTCCTGTTTTATCACTACCACCAAATGTAGCGTTCTGTCCATAAAACTGAGTATCTGAACCATTAGCAAGTTGTTCTACTATAATACATGGATAAGAAACATCTATAGCTTCTGGATATTGTCCATATACAGTAAAACCAGAAAAGTCTGTTCTAAGCTGGTCTATAATAGCGCGTTCTATAGTATTAATAAAATCAGCCATATGCCCTCCTTAGTGAATCTCTCCTACCTTTAGTTCTTACACAATTAAATATAATATAGCCGTCAGTCATGTCTTTTAAAGAATGAACATGCCATGATATAGACTTATAATATTCTATACCTCTAATCATAACAGTATTACCCTTAGTTCCATCTACACTGAGTTCAAATCTTTCAAAAGGGTTTTCTTCGTTCCAAGCAGAACCACTAGCCATAGTTAGTGCTGTTCTAGTACCAGCCTTATATATACTAGTACCATCATCTATACTTCCACTCCCAAATGGAACATCTACTGTTAACCAGCTACCTGTAGGTATAGTTAAAGTACTTCCTGTAGTATAGGTAAGTTTATCATTAGCAGTAGTACCGCTCTGATAAGAACTAAAATTCATAAGCGCTATATTGCTTGCTCCACTACCCTTTATTTGGAAGCGTAATCTATCTGCTTCTAGAACATTCTGAGCACTAGCACTATAGTAAAATGTGCCATTCGTATCATCACCGAATGTAGCTGTAATAGTTTGCCCATCAGAGGTAAACTCCATATCAGCTGTGCCTGATGCCCATCCAGTTGTGCCAGACGTAGGAACGCTATATATAGTTCTATTGTTAACTATTAATCTATCCCAACCTTCTATCTCATTAAAATCAGTATTATTATCTTGGTCGAAATTAGGCATATTCTTTATAGTTTCTAAATTAGGAGTATAAACTCTAGCAGCTCCTATAATATTACCACCTGCTTTTTCAATTTGATAATCCGCAGTAACAGCAGGTCTAATAATAGCTGGTAAGTTGGGCATTAACATCTCACTACCACTAACTACGCCTGTTGAAACTCCATAATTATCTTTACCATAAATGGGTGGTCTATGATAAGTGACATATTGAGCCTGTTCTGTTCTATATCTTAAAGCACGAAAGACTCTGTTCATATTCAAAGCGCCCGGACGGACACCTTGTGAACCTATAAGGCCGGGCATTAATACCTCCTAGTTCCATTAGGTACGGGATACATATTCTTAGTTGAATCAACACCTTTAACGTTTTTCATCCAGTTGACATTACCAGTCCATGGGTTAGCGTTGTAAGTGCTTCTTTTAATGCTTAGTCCAAGTTTCATTATTAGTTGTTGTTCAGCTAATTCTTTAAAATGAACATAAGCTTCGCTCTCATAATAGACAGCTAAATCTCCTACTTGTATACGCTCTATCCCTATACCATTCTGAGCCATACAAGCCAGATAACAAGTATAATACATTACTGCATTATCATAAGTATTATTAGAATTAAGTGAAAAAGTTGTACCTGTATTTTCGTTAAACCATTCTGCTGCAATATTAGCTAGAATGTCTATAGTATCGTTGTCTAATTCTTCCTGTTCGATACCGGCCAACAGGCGAACTCTGTTACGGAAAGTTGCGTTCCAAGATATGCTTACTGCCATTATATTACTCCCATCATCATAGCTCCGCTACCTGTAGCGGCTGTTACGACGATACCTACCCACCATCTCATTTGAGCTTTTATATCATTTTCCCATTGTTCATGGTGATGTAAGTGGTTAGTGAAGAGAGTTTCAAACTTCTCCATACGATTGAATACCGTTTTTACGCGTTCATCCATTCGGACTAGAAGTTCGTCGCGCTCCTGCACCTTCATATATAATTTACTCCCGTTCTCATATTTAAAGCTTTCCTCATAATTGTATCCATACTGGCCAAAAGTAATTTGTTGATGAAATAGTAGCGTAGGCATAACCATTTCCTGCGAAACCATTACCTCCCATATCGAATGGGTCGAGTGGTGCACCTGAACCTGCTGCTATTACTGGTCCTACACCGGGCACTTCGTATGCACCACCACCAGAACCTCCGTGTGATATTGAACTTCCACCACCACCACCACCACTAGCTCCTTGTGGACCTGATGGACCTTGTGGACCTGCTGAACCTACTGAACCGTGTGCACCTTGTGGACCTGTAGAACCTGTAGAACCTGTAGCCCCTTGTGCTCCTGTAGAACCTGAGGAACCTGTAGAACCTTGTGCTCCTGTAGAACCTGTAGAACCTGTAGCACCTTGAGCACCTGTTGAACCTGTAGAACCTGTAGCACCTTGAGCACCAGTTGAACCAGTTGAACCAGTAGAACCTTGGGCTCCTGTGTTACCATTATTACCCATCCTTCCTTGAACACCTTGTCCTCCTTGTGGACCTTCAGGACCGGGCTCATTACCGGGACCTTGTACACCTTGTCCTCCTTGAGGACCTGTTGCACCTATATTACCACGTGGACCTTGCGCTCCTGTAGAACCTGTTCCTCCTGTAGCACCTTGTGCTCCTGTAGAACCTGTAGAACCTGTTGCACCTTGAGCACCAGTTGAACCATTAGAACCTGCTGGACCTTGAACTCCTTGACCACCTTGAGTTGCACTACCTGTACCACCTTCTGGTCCCTGAGCTCCTGTAGAACCTTGAGGACCTGTGTTACCTGTAGTTCCTGTAGCACCCTGTGCTCCTGTAGAACCTGTATTACCTGTAGCACCTGTAGCACCTTGAGCACCAGTAGAACCATTAGAACCTGCTGCACCTTGTGCACCAGTAGAACCAGCAGCACCCTGCGCACCTGTTGAACCAGCAGCTCCTTGAGAACCAGTAGCACCGGCAGCTCCTTGAGAACCAGTAGCACCAGCAGCTCCTTGTGCACCTGTTGAACCAGCAGCACCTTGAGCACCTGTTGCACCCGCAGCTCCTTGAGAACCAGTAGCACCAGCAGCACCCTGTGCACCTGTTGCACCAGCAGCTCCTTGAGAACCAGTAGCACCAGCAGCTCCTTGAGAACCAGTAGCACCAGCCGCACCCTGTGCACCTGTTGCACCAGCAGCTCCTTGTGCACCTGTTGAACCAGCAGCTCCTTGTGCACCTGTTGAACCATTAGTACCTGCTGGACCTTGTGGACCTTGAGTTGCACTACCTGTACCACCTTCTGGTCCCTGAGCTCCTGTAGAACCTTGAGGACCTGTTCCTCCTGTAGCACCTTGTGCTCCTGTTCCTCCTGTTCCTCCTGTTGCTCCTGTAGAACCTTGAGCACCTGTTCCTCCAGTTGGACCTTGAACTCCCTGTCCCCCTTGAACTCCTTTGTCACCTGTTCTATTAAATTCTAAAACAATTCTTTCACCATTACTAAATGGTGGATTACCTGAACCAACTAATGGAGTAACATCAATTTTGAAATATCCTGATGCTTCAGAAACTCCTGTTACTTGCATTGATGCATAAGATGTATCACTACCATCAGCAGACTGTATGATTATAACACCTTCGACTGAACTAGAAGAATCATCCCATGTACGCATCCATGCTTGTTGGTCATTACCGTCTTCATCGGTATCATCTATAAATATTTTTGAAACACTACTGAAAGTGCCATGATTAAACCTAATATCCCCTGAACCGGGGTCTGAATCACTTGTGGAAGTATCGAATGTCCATGGGGTTCCTCCACGATACCCTGTAGCACCTGTAGAACCTTGCGCTCCTGTTGCACCTGTAGCACCTTGAGCACCTGTTGAACCAGTTGAACCTTGAGCTCCAGTAGCTCCAGTGGAACCTTGAGCTCCTGTAGCACCAGTTCCTCCCTGCGCACCTGTTGCACCTGTTGCACCTTGAGAACCAGTAGTTCCTTGCGCGCCTGTAGCTCCAGTTGAACCTTGAGCTCCTGTAGCACCTGTTGCACCTTGAGAACCAGTTGTTCCCGTTCCTCCTTGAGCTCCAGTAGAACCTTGAACTCCATCTGGTCCCGGGTCGCCCGGTGGACCCATATCACCCTGTGCACCAGCAACTCCTTGACCACCATCAGAACCTTTCGGACCTTGTGGACCTTGTGGACCGGGAATAACACTATCTGCTCCTGTAGGACCTTGTGGACCTTGTGAACCTAATCCACCTCCACCACCAGTAGCACCTGTATTACCTTGTCCTCCTTGTGTTCCTTGTCCACCTTGTGAACCCGTTGCACCTTGTGCACCTGTAGAACCTTGTGCTCCTGTAGAACCTTGTGCTCCTGTAGCTCCTGTAGCACCTTGTGCTCCTGTAGCACCTTGAGCACCAGTTGCTCCAGTTGAACCTTGAGCCCCAGTTGCACCGGTTGCACCTTGAGAACCAGTAGTTCCTTGTCCTCCCTGAACTCCTTGTCCTCCTTGTGTTCCTTGACCACCTTGAGCACCAGTAGCACCAGTTGCTCCCTGTGCACCTGTTGCACCTTGAGAACCTGTAGCTCCAGTTGAACCTTGCGCTCCCGTAGCACCAGTTGCTCCCTGTGCACCTGTTGCACCTTGAGAACCTGTTGCACCTGTTGCACCTTGTACTCCAGTTTCACCAGTTGTTCCTTGACCACCTTGAACTCCTTGTCCTCCTTGTGTTCCTTGACCACCTTGTGTTCCTTGTCCTCCTTGAACACCTTGTCCTCCCTGAACACCTTGTCCACCTTGAACACCTTGTCCTCCTTGAACTCCTTGACCACCTTGTGCACCTGTAGTTCCAGTACCTCCTTGAGCACCAGTTCCTCCCTGCGCACCTGTAGTTCCTTGTGTTGCACTACCTGTATCTCCATCGTTACCTTGAACACCCTGTCCACCTTGGACACCTTTATCTCCTGTACGATGGAATGCTAATATAATATTTTCACTGTTCGCAAAAGGTGGATTAGCTGAACCCACAACTGGTGCGACAGTTAATTTGAAATAACCTGTCTCTTCTGAAACAGCTGTTACTTGTAAAGAAGCATATGAAGTGTCATCTCCATTTGCTGATTGTAATATAATTGTACCTTCAACAGTTGATGTACTATCATCCCATGTTCGATACCATGCTTGTTGGTCGTTACCATCTGCATCTGCATCATCTATATATAATTCATCGACACTTGAAAATGTAGCATGATTAAGTGCAAGTTTACCTGCACCGGGGTCTGAATCAGATGTAGCTGTACTAAAGATATATTCTGTTCCACCTCTTATACCATCTGTTCCTTGTCCTCCTTGAACCCCTTGAACCCCTTGACCTCCTTGAACTCCCTGTCCTCCTTGTGGACCTTGAGCACCAATAGCTCCTTGTGCTCCTGTAGTTCCTTGACCACCTGTTGTTCCTTGAGCACCAATAGCTCCTTGTGCACCTGTTGCACCTGTAGAACCTTGCGCTCCTGTAGCTCCAGTTGCTCCTTGAGCACCTGTAGTTCCCTGACCACCTTGGACTCCTTGTCCTCCCTGAACACCTTGTCCACCTTGTGTTCCTTGTCCTCCCTGAACTCCTTGACCACCTTGAACTCCTTGACCACCTTGAACTCCCTGTCCTCCTTGAACACCTTGACCACCTTGAGCACCAGTAGCACCAGTTCCTCCTTGCGCACCTGTTGCACCAGTTGAACCTTGAGCACCAGTTTCACCAGTTGAACCTTGAGGTCCAAGCGCTCCTTGAGAACCTGTTGAACCTTGTACTCCAGTATCACCAGTTGTTCCTTGAACACCTTGACCACCTGTTGTTCCTTGAACTCCCTGTCCTCCTTGAACACCTTGACCACCTGTTGCACCTTGTGCACCTGTTGAACCTTGAGCACCAGTGGAACCCTGCGCTCCACCTGTATTTGCTACCCAAGCTGTACTTCCATCAGTAGCTCCTGTAATAATATAACCATTAGCACCGGGCGCAGCTGTAGGTAATGTAAATGCACCTGCAATAGTTAATGAACCATCCTGTGCTAATTTTAATTTTTCTTGATATGTTGTTGCGTCACTAGCAAAGTCCCATACTATGGATTGAGGAGCAGAAGCTACTCCTGCTGCTCCTGAAGCAGCCATTCTCCATCCTACAGGGTCTCCTGCTGGATTAGCTATAGATGTAGGACCATACTTAGTAAAATATATAGTTGGATATCCAGCATTCTCACCACCAGCTCCATCTGTAGCATCTTGTTTTAATTCAATGTTAGGGAAATATTTATAAGAAGACCCACCAGATGACATACCTGAATCTTGTATTTTCATTCTGGTAGCGCCAAGATTAGGGTCGATAGTATATTGAGTTCGAGCCCCTGTTTCAATATACATATTTCCAGAAACTGTGTGGGTATAAAGTTTAGCAAAAGAAGCTGTCCAATTAGAACCACCACCTGCGATAGTTCCTGTTAATAACATGTTAGTTCCTAATGCACCAGCACTTGTATAATAATTAGCATCACTATTAGCTGCCCATGATAATTGAGCAGGATTGTTACCATCAGTTACTAAAGCATATCCTGAAGTTCCTTCATCATCAGGCATAATTAATTCAAAATTAGTACCAATCGCAGCTGCGGCAGAAAGCTTCATAGTGTTACTTCCATTACTTGTATCTTCTACAAATGTAATATAACCAGCTGCTGCGGTGTTACCACCCATTACTGAGCCAGTCGTAAATGTAACTTCGGGACCAAATGTAGTTAATGCATCACTCTTCCAAGTTCCTGCTGATGAAGTTCCATCAGTCAAACTACCTGTAATTTTTGCATCTGTTGTGCCCCATGTAGCTTCGTCAGTATAATAATTAGAGCCCGCAAAAGCTGCCCAACCTAGCCCCCCATCGGCAGTATTATCTATAATTAGAGCTTGCCCATTAGAGCCTGATGCTACTCTAATATTTCTACCATATTGATTAACAGTGAGAAGGTCTCCTTTAGTTGAGAGAGTACCACCTACGCCTCCATCTATAAAGGCTTTTGTAGTCCCATAAGTATTAGTACTTGTTAGAAGTTGTTTCACATTTTTTGCCATGACATTCTCTCTTGCGGGTTATAAATAAAAGTGGAGGATTTAGGGTATCCTCCGAACCCTTGTAAAAACAATTAGTTCAATCTAAGCGTTAATACAGATTGCACCGACTGATGGTCTTACAACCTTCAATCCGTATCTCATTGACATGTAAGAACCGACAATTCCAAATCCGGGATTTGCCTCTTCTACGGTCAATGGTCGTCTCTCCACATAAACCATTGGCTTAACGGATAAGTCGAAACATCCTATTCTGTCAGAAGGAACCCAAGCGTTTACCACGACATCTAATCCATACAAGCTTCCAACTTTACCTGTTAGGGCAGTTTTGTTGAAAGGATTTGCAGCATTATTTAAAGTGGTTGTTGGATTACTTGCATCTCCTACCTCTCCTCCAGCAGCTGCCGTGAAAGCAGTTACGAAGTCACCAATCTTTAAGAGATGGTGATAGTGAGCAGGGGATATGAACAAGTGTGTTGCATTATATCCATGTGTTGCTATATGGTCTATTGATTTTGCGACATCTGCTAGAGCGAAAGCTCCAGCTCCAGAGCCACCTGCACTATTGAAGTAAGAACCACGTATTAAACGGGCGCTTGATTCGTTAGCGTAGGATACTAGTCTCTTTCCTGCTGCGTCTATATCTCCAGCAGCCATACCGCTACCAAAGAATCCACCATATATGTTGTTTGTGAAGTTTGATAAATTAGATTCCGATGTGTCTGCGTCAATAGCATATGTACCGAAAGTTGTATCTGCTGCACCACCGAAAATAACCTTAACTACGTGTTCGGTCATGTGTCGGTCGACAGCTCTACGAGCTTCTGTTAATGCCATCTCAACTTCGTTGAATCGAGAGTCTTCTATCATTCTTCGGGTAACGGCCGTTGCTATACCCCATTCTTTCACTGAGATACGCTCGGAGCGTAGCTTAGTGTGTTGGTAGCTAGGGGTCGTTCCCTCATCTATTGGTTCCAGCTTCATGCTGGGTTGTGCGAAAGTAATATCAATATTACCGCCTGTATCAGTCGTCATTGGTTCTGCAAAGTATTGCATTACAGGAAGGTCTGTGACCTTGTAATCCATAATTGCGTCTTTGTAGTCGACGAGTATGCGTTCTCCGGTTCCACCGGTTGCTGCATATGCACCTGAATTAAGGCTAGTTAGAACGCCGGGCGTTGCTGTTGGGTAATCGGGCATTTATAATTTCCTCCTACTTCTCTAGCCCCACAGGACCTGTTGCATGGATGCTGCACCTGCATGAGCACCGCTAGTATCGATATAAGTACCGACAGCTACAGCCGAGCTGCTTGCTGCTCCAAGGTTACCGTCAGCTAAAGTAGCTACTTGGTCTCCTCGTCCTACGGTTCCTGAACAAAACATGTTCAAGATTATACCTTTACCAGTGATTACACTTACAGTATTTCCAGATGTTGCATCGACCATTGCGACTCCAATAGGCATAACATTATCTGCTCCTGCTATTGTGTCTACTTGTGCGTCTGCTCCCATCTGAAGTGCGTATCCAGCTGTGATGGTCGAACCTGCTGTGAAAGGAATAATCCTACACGGGGCTCCTCCATCGTTTACTAAAACTTCTGTTGCCATGTTTAGTCACCTCTGGG